GATTTTCAATCCGCTATAAACGGCCATAATTATAAAAGTGCCATTTGGGATTTTGACCAGTTGTTAAGGTCGGAAATGAAATACAAGGAATTGTCGGACGAAACTTACCAAGCTTATAAGTGGTGCCGCGCGGAACTGAGAAAAATATTAGAACAAGACAATTTATTTATCGAACAATAATGCCATTACCAAAGCCAAAACCAGCCGAAAGCCAAACCGACTTTGTTGCTAGATGTGTAGCCGACCCAGTAATGGGACGAGAGTTTCCGCGTATGGACCAGCGTTTGGTAATTTGTTACGTTCAATTTAGAGGCAAAAAATGAACAAAATAAAAGCAATTTTAAAACAAATTTGGCTTGGCTTTACAATAGCTAATCAAAACAGAACTTTTGGCAAATTATGAGACAATTATTGGACGACGAACGTATTCGAATTGCAACTATTTCTTTTTTAATAGGCGTTTTGTTGACCTTTGTAATTTTTCCAAGGCCTGAGCAAGAGACTGTTTATAAGTATGAAACCGTGACAAAAACGGACACTTTGTTTGTCGACAAATTGGAGACAATTTACATCCCTAAAACAAAGATTAAAACCCAAGTTGTACGCGATACGGTGCTAATCAATTTTAAGCCTAAAATTAGCCGTTTTGAGACGTCTTTTCCTTTTGATAATGGTAGTACTAAGGTGAGCGGAGAAGTCCTTGGAGAAGTGCTTAAAATGACCGCAACGAACGATTATAAATTGCCAGTAGTTACGAATACAATAACCGAAACCAAAACCGAGACAATAGTTGTAAAACCTAAGGGTTTTTATTTAGGTGCTGGGGTTAGTTCGTTATTACAACCTAACGCGAAAGTTGCCTACTTGGATAACAAATATTTGTTTTCGTATCAATTCGAACCATTGCAAGGAGTCCACCAAATCGGGGTGGCCAAAAAGATTTTTTAAGGGTAAAAAGTTGTAAAATTTACCTTTGTTATTCGGATAATTACCGAATTAACCGCTAATCTTTAGTAAGATTAGATAACCAATTAAATCGTTTATAACGTCCTCATCGTCACGCTCCAAGCTGCCATTCTTAATCCTTTTTAGCTTGTCGTCAATCCTAACCAGTAGTCCGTCCTTTGCGGACAACTGACTAAACACGCCCAGGGGTTCCAGCGCCGAGTTACCATATTTAAGATTTTTAGCAATAAGCAAATCGCGAATTTCTTCCAGCGCTTGCGTTACTTGAACGGCAAATAAATTATTATGCATTTAGAAAAAATTTAATAAGGCAAATTGTCACCATACAAAACCCAAGCATTGTTGGGGTCATTTTCAAAATTCTTTTCTTGGTCATAATGTTTTTTAAATAGTTTAAATTTTCCGCCTTTAATGTATTGGCTGGTCCTAAATTTTGAGCGTCCCTTTTTAACTAACAAGACGTCAGCAAACAAAACGTAAAACTCGTTTTCAACAACAAGCTCGTTAAACTCCAAATATTGTTGCCACCAATCCGCTGGCTTTCTGTTTTCGTCCAGCACCTTGGATGCAACCAGGTACCCAAATGGATTTAAAATTTCTGCATTTTCCATGCGCAAGTTAAAAGCATAAAAAACGACACGAAAAAAAAATGTTTGATTTTGTTAAAAAAAAACTTACTTATTTTTTGGAATATTATTTATAAATGAGAAATTCGCATAAACAAAACAACACACCTATGGACAATTACGATTGCGAAACACATTACGACAAAGAGGTAATTTTTGACTATGAGGGCAAAACTTACTATTGGCAAGGCGATTACACAGTTACCAACTGGGGCGAAGACCAAAGCGAATACGCGCCAGCCTATGGCGAAACTGAGGTGACAATTGATTACACCGCAAGTTTATCCTATAATGATGAACAAACTGACGAGGTAATTGAGGTTAAACCGACACGCAGTTTATTAATGCAAATTGAAATAGAAATTGAACGCAACCTTTAAACAACTAAACACCTATGGAAAAATCACAAAGTATTCAAAATCTAACCCAAGGCTTGGCTAAGTTCCACGCAATGGTTGGACGGATTAGTAAAGATGCTAAGAATCCGTTTTTTAAGTCCAATTACGCCAGTTTACCTCACATTATTACAGAGATCAGCGAACCGCTAGAAAAGGCTGGTTTAATCCTTAGTCAGTTTCCAAATGGAGACGGACTTACAACGATGCTTATACACGCCGAGAGTGGCGAGTATATTTCGGCAACTTACACGCTTCAGGTAGTTAGGCAAAACGACCCACAAGCGCAAGGCTCGGCTATTAGTTACGCGAGACGTTACGCAATTACAAGCATTTTAAACCTAGCAATTAGCGACGACGACGGCGAGGCTGCAACCCGACCAGTAAGGCAAGCGCCAGCGGTTACAAAGACTAAACCAACAGACGAGCAATTTGCCTACTTGGTTAGATATCTAAACGGAACCGACGCGCAACGCAAGCAAGCCAAAGAGGCTTTGGTAAAATACGAATTAACACAGGAACAATTGGACACTTTAGACGGACTACTTTAATGGCAAGTTTATACGAAATAACTAGGGACGCGCTCAAATTAGCGTCTTTATTGGAAACCGAAGAATTGACCCCTGAGTTGGAGCAAATGCTAATAATTAACCAGGATCAATTACAAGCAAAGGCTGGCAACTATGCCAAGGTAATTGCAAACATCCAAAGCGATGTCGACGCAATTGAGAACGAAATAAAGCGTTTAAAAGCAATGAAAGAAAGTAAGGACAGAGCCATTACAAGGCTAAAGGACGCGGTTAAAAACGCAATGCTTGTAAGTGGTATCGAAAAAATAGAAAGTCCTTTATTTAAACTTTCAACACGTCGCAGCGAAGCGGTCGAGGTTGACATTATCGAGGCTTTACCAAACCAATTTTTAAACGTCAAAAACGTAGTAACTGCGGACAAGGTAGCAATTAAGGACGCGATTAAACGTGGCGAAAATGTTTTTGGCGCAAGAATAGTTGAAAATTTTAATTTAAATATAAAATGAAAAAGCACATTTATTTAAACGAATCAATTGAACGGCCAGGCGATTTGGCGCCAAAAGGCATTCGTTCAACTTATCAAACGGAAAAATTATCTTTTAACGAAACATTTAAACGACTGTGGAAACTGAGCAAATAATGCAAGAAATCAAAAACCTTTATTTAAAAGGATTAACGCGAAAAAAAATAGCCAAGGCGCTTGGTTTAGATCATCAAAGAGTTGGTTATCTACTTTATACCAAATTAAAAATGCATGAAATTCACCCACGAAAATTAATGGACGAAAACATTTTTAAAATATTAACCGACCACCAAATTAGTAGAATTTTAACGCTGGCGACATACGGTTACAATTGCAGCGAAATTGCAGAGGATCAAAAATTGGAATTTCGCAAAGTAAAAAAGTTGCTTGATGTGGCCGAATCAAAAAACATGATTGAAAAAAAAGTGTAAAATATTTTTTATTCCTTAGATTAGTTTTAATATTGCTAAACTTTAAACCAAAAAACAATGAAAAAATCAATTAAAGTAATCGGTAAAATCATTTACGCAATAGTGGCATTTTTGCCAATCTTTGCGCTTGGCTATTTACTTGGCCTTAAATTATTGTAAACTTTTAAAACAAACACCTATGGAGACGATTAAAATTAAAGCACGCACTTACTCAGAAAACGAGTTTGAGATTCCAAAGTATTTTAAAATTGCCCATCATTATTACATGATTTTGGACGACAAAAATTATTTGTTTGTCAAATCAAATATGGACGAGTTTTTTTTTCCTGAAATTTCAATTGGCAAAATTGAGGCATTTGCAAGCCGCTGGTTTCAATACGTTAAAAGCCAGGATTTAATTGCAATTAGCGAGCAAGAATTTCGCGACGAATACACAAAAGCAAATGTTTTACTTTTAAACTTTCTTAATTAATGGAATCGACCGACTCACAAAACGCACTAATTAAGGGATGGCTCTTAAATGGCTATTCTTTAACTCAGCTAGAGGCACTTACCCAATTTGGATGTTTTAGGCTGGCGGCTCGAATTGCAAACCTAAGAGACGAAGGTTTTCACATTATTACGGAGATGGTAACTTTGGAAAATGGTAAACGAGTTGCACGTTATACTTGTTTAAATAAAAAAATGCGCGAAGCCGCTGAAAGAATTAAATTAGATTTATGACACGCGAGGAAGCAATTTTGGAACTTAACCATAGGGCAACGCAAAAGTATTTGGTTTATTTGGCCCTCCAGGAAATCATGTTGGATTATTACGAAGACGTGACAATGTTAAAGGCTTTTGACGGCGATCTAAAGACCAAACATAAAAACATGATTAACGCGTTAAAACGTAAATCAAGTGAGGCGTTTAGATTTTTGGAAAATTACGACGGCGGCGAGGCAACAATAAAACAGTTTCACGAATTCGTTAGTTTATTTGAACGCTTGCACAATTCAATCGACCAGGGCGGTCTAGTATTTCACGATTGCTTGGCAGCCATTGACCAAATTTTAAAGGATTATGATAAGGCGCAAAGTAACTGAACAAGAAAAGCAAATTATTTTTGAGGCTTGGCAAGACCGCAAGCCAATTAAGGCAATTGCTTCGGAACTGGGTAGATGTTATGGCACAATTTATACTGAACTAAAACGTCGGTATTTAGTTGGATAAATTAAAAAGAAGTATATTTGTATAAATAATGAAACATTTAAGAGGTCGGAGCCTTAGATGTTTCATAGGTGTAAATCCACCAAGGCCCATCGACTCCGACACGATAGGGCCTTTTTTATTTGTTATGAAAAAAGAAGCTTATTACTTTTCGCACGATGCCAACGCAAAGGACGATGTAAAGATTTTACAATTACGAATGGAAATGGGCTGGGAAGGTTACGGTCTTTTTTGGGCCTTAATTGAGATGCTTAGAAATGAATCTGAATTCCGTATGCTTAAGCATTACAAAAGCATTGCATTTGCATTGCATACGCATGAAGATAGCATTAAAAAGCTTATTAATGATTTTGATTTGTTCCAGTTAGATGAACAATATTTTTGGTCGGAAAGTCTTTTAAAGCGTATGGAATTAAAAGAAGAGCGCTCCGAAAAGATGCGAGAAGCGGCCAAAAAACGCTGGAATAAAGATATTGATGCAAATGCAATGCAAATGCATAGCTTAAGCAATGCACAAGCAATGCAATTAAAGGAAAAGAAAGGAAAGGAAATAAAAGAAAAAGAAATAAAAGGAAATGAAAATAAATTAAATGAGGAGTCACACAATCAAATTTTCCGAGATTTATGGAATAATATGATTTGGTTGGAAAGTATGGCAATGAAGCACAAGGCAACAATTGACCAGGTAAGAAATCATTTAAATGAATTTAGGCAAGAATGCATATTAAAAGCTGAATTTAAGGTAAGCGAAAAAGACGCGAAAGAACACTTTTTTAATTGGATAAAAAGAGGGAATCCAATTGAAATAAAACAAGAAAAAAGTCGAAACGTTTTCGACGAAATTTATGAAGATTTGCAACGACAAAAACTCCTAAAAAATGAATGAGATAATTTTAACGCACCTCCGCAAAATGGAATTTGTTTGCGGTCTAAAGCAATTTAAAGAATACAAAAAAGAAGAGGCTAACGAGTTGCTCGAATGCCTAAGCAAATTGTTTGGCTCTTATGGCTGGATGACTGACGCGAGAGTTGATTACATTTTACACGCTGGTATGAGAGGCCAATACGGCGAATTTTACCACGTTAACGAGAAGACTGTGAGCGTTTGGATTAATCAATATTACGCACACCACCAAAGCCAAATTGTCCAGGAAGTCCAGGCGTTAAACAACAAAGAGCGCGAATACAGCAACGAGGAAATTGAACATTGGAAGGAAATTGGACGCCAAACCTTTCGCGATAATTACCAGCACGCCAAAGAAACTGGAACTTGCAGACACATTGCCGACTGGGGTATATACTGGTTTAACAGATTTCAAGAAAAAGGAATTTTAAAGCCTTGGGATTTCAACGTTGAAGAATTAGAAACCGACGTTCGCCGAGAATTGCGCTTAACAACTAGGTACGTTGAAGAATCAACAGTTGGGGCCAAGACAAAGAATAAGATTTGGAAATTGTTTATTTTGGACGCGATTAAGGAGAATAAAAATTTAGATAAACTAATATGAAAAAGAAAGAAAATGTAAATGATGATTACGGATATTTGGTTTTGTACGAAACTAACCCAAATAGAATAAATGGAGCAACTCAAAAATTTGATGCTCATTTAATTACAAATGACCAATTTGAAAATCATAAAAACGAAGATTTTGAATTTCTTAAAAGATTTGCTTTAGAGAAAATGACTAAAATATTTTTTATTAAAGCAACAGAACCAATTGTTAAAATAATTCCTGAGGTTAAAGTCACTTTAAACAAATAAAACAAAACGATTATGAGCAAGATTTACGGCGGTAACGCAAAAATGATTACAACAAAGTATGGCGATTTATGGACAATTAGCCAGTCAAGAAAAGACTTGGAAACGCTTTTAAAATACCTAAACGACAATGATTGTGAATGGGTCAATTCATCGGTAAAAGAAAAGCAAGAAAAAGTAGAAGGCAAGGCGACGCATTATTTGGAAGTTTACCAAAGGGAAGCCGTACAAGTGGCGAATAAAAACGAGGCCAATTTTAAGCCCCTAGAAAAGAGAATTTTTGAAAACGACGCATTACCATTTTAAATGAAAAAAAACGATTTATATGCAATTTTTGTGGCGCTTGTAGGGATTACCCTACTTGCGTTGCTAAAGATTTCTAGCCTACTGCTATTTGTAGTATTGTTGGCAATTTGGACGTTGGCTTGGTCTTGGATTTTTAACCGTTGTAAATGATTGTTTTTAAAATAAACGAAAAGCCTTTAAGCGTCAATTCAGCGTGGCAAGGGAAACGTTTTAAAACGCCTATTTACAAAGAATACGAAAAGGCAATGCTTTTGCAAATGCCACCAAAAATTATTGATCCTAACCAAATGCTCAGAGTTGAGTTTTTTTTTGGATTTAGCAACCAGGCGAGTGACTTGGACAACCCAGTTAAATTATTAATGGACATTGCACAAAAAAAATACGGCTTTAACGATTCAAAAGTTTTCGAGTTAAACGTGCGCAAATGCATTGTAAAGAAAGGCGACGAATTTATACAAATGGGCATTTATAATTTATTGCCGTTTTAAAAATATGAAAATAATTAATTCATTAAGTGGAGGAAAAACCTCGTCCTATATGGCAATTCATTATCCAGCTGACGTAAATATTTTTGCTTGCGTTTGTATTGATGATCAAAATTGTATGCCAAAAGATTTAACTGTTTTAGCCTATGCTCAAAACAAATTGAATGGAAATTTTATTGCATCTGCTGAATCAGAAAAGACTTTAAAAATTATGATGCAATTGGAGCAAAAAATAGGCAAGGAAATAATTTGGGTTAGAGGTAAAAGTTTTGATCAAATAATTGATAATGCTGGTTGTTTGCCTACTTGGAATAGAAGATTTTGTACAACTGATATGAAAATTAAACCAATGACGGAATATATTTATTACAGATATGGGATTGTTAAAGAGCAAATTGGATTCAGATATGACGAGCTGCAAAGAGCGTATGAAATTAAAAAAGATGAAAAACCTAAATTAAAAATTGAAAAATATTTTGATTTTGCAACGGACACGTCTTTGACTGGAAATAAACGTAATAAATGGACAAAAAATGTTTTAGTTTCTTACAAGTCATATCCTTTAATAACTAATAGGATTGAAAAATATGAAATAGAAAAATATTGGCAAAAATTTCCTGAATTTAATTTTCCTGAAGATAGCAATTGTCAAGGATGCCACCATAAAAGTCCAAAACTGATAAAACAAAATTTTCTTAAAGAGCCAAATATTTTAGAATGGTTTGCAAAGCAAGAGGAAAAAGGAAAATATAATACTTGGCATGATGATATGATCCCATATCGTAAAAAGTTTAAAATGGAATTTACTGGCGAATTTGATTTTGCTGGTACATCATGCGACATGGGAGGATGCACAGATTAAACAAAAATCTTGTTTTTAACTTGTATTATTATCGCAACCTTATATTTGCGTAAAGATTAAACAAATGAGCATTTACGAAGGTCTGTTAATAAAGAAAGCACGCAAGCAAGCTGGTTACAACCAATTAGATTTGTGCAAGAAAATTGGATTAAGTCACGCGCCAATAAACCACGTTGAGAATGGTTTAGAGTCGATTAGCCTTTTGAATTTGCGTAAAATTTGCGACGAAATTGGTTTGGAGGTTGTAATAAAGCGAAAAGATGGCTAAAGGTTACCCAATCACAAAGCCTGATTATTCTTTGGAAATTCGTTACCGTCTAAGGGATGGCAACTGGTCACAATGGTCAAACAAAGGAAAAGGTAAATTTGAGTGCATTGAACTTGTACAAAGGCAAATAAGGACATTGGCAGCCGCTTACCAAGGACGAGAAAAAGAGGTTCGTTTTGAATGGAATGGCAAACTTTGTAATTTTATAGGTCAGCCAACAAATCAAACAATTTTATTAATGTAGTTATTTTGGGTTTGTTGATGTTTAAAAGGCTTGGGTTTTGCTCAAGCTTTTTTTTCTAACTTTAAAAAAAAATAAAAATGCAGATCAATGATTTAGGTTTTTGGGAGACAACAGACCAAACAGGACACATTCACGACCTTAGCATATCCGCTGCATTATGCAAGTACTTAGCCGATAAGAAAGCCACAACAGTTGTCGACTTTGGATGTGGTTTAGGTGACTACGCAAAGGCTTTTAAAGCGGAAGGTTACAAAGTGGAGGCATACGATGGAAATCCAAATACCGAAACCTTAAGCGGTGGAATTGCAAAGGTGCTGGACCTATCTAAACAATTTTATTTGGGTAAAAAATTTGATGTTGTTTTGTCTTTAGAGGTTGGCGAGCATATCCCAGCGGAATTTGAGGACCAATTTATTGACAACATAACCAAGCACGCAAAAAAGCATTTGGTTATAAGTTGGGCAATTGAGGGACAAGGGGGCAGCGGACACGTCAATTGCAGAAATAATAATTATATTATTGGGCAAATTGAGGACCGCGGATTTAAATTTAATTTTAACGACAGCGAAAAGATAAGAAAGGCCGCAACAAATGCGTCGTGGTTTGGATACACAATTATGGTATTTGATAAGGTCTAATTTCGATTAGACTTTTTTTTATCTTTGACTGAATAAACAGTTTATTTCACATGGGACAAAATGGAGGCGTAAGGCCAGGCGCTGGCAGAAAGCCAAAGGCAGACGAAATAAAAATAATTGAGCAAATGGACGCGATTGCCGTACCTGAGGACGCTTGGCGCGCGCTTTGGGAAAAGTGCCAGGACGGCGACATTCAAGCAATTAAATGCTGGCTTAATTATCGTTTTGGAATGCCTAAGCAAGTCGTTGACGTAACAACCCAGGGCGAAAAAGTAACGCCGCCAATCGAATGGATAAAATCCAAATAATTGACAAATACGAACCGTTATTTTTAGAGACGCCTAAAACCCGTTATTATCTTATAACTGGCGGTCGTGGTTCGGGGAAGTCTTGGACCTTGTCCATGTTTCTGTTAAACCTAACTTATGAGGAGGGCCACGTTATCCTGTTTACTCGTTGGACGTTGACGAGTGCGTTTATTTCAATTATCCCCGAATTTATCGACAAAATAGAGTTGATGAATAAGGCGGACGACTTTGAAATTACCCAAAGCGAGATTATAAATAAGGCCACAGGATCAAAGATTTTATTTAGAGGGATTAAGACCAGCCAAGGCACCGCAACGGCTAACTTGAAATCAATTGCTGGCGTTACAACATTTATTTTGGACGAATCGGAGGAATTAATGGACGAGGACGTTTTTGACCGAATCGACCTTTCAATTCGTGCCGTAAATAAGCCAAACCGCGTTATTTTGGTAATGAATCCAAGTTACAAAAGTCATTGGATTTATAACAGATTTGTAAAGCATACGCGCAGCGATACCAGTTACATCCATACAACTTACTTGGACAACGAGCATAATTTAAGCCAGTCATTTATTGACCAGGCAAAGCGAGTTAATCAAGAAAACGAACACCGTTACGAGCATTTATTTTTAGGTAAATGGCTAGACGATGCCGAAGGATTGCTTTGGAATCGGCCAATAATTGAACGAGCAAGGGTAAGCGCAAAACCTGAATTGTCACGCATTGTGGTTGCCATTGATCCAGCGACGACCGCATTAATGGGCAGCGACGAAACTGGTATAATGGTTTGCGGAAAAGACGTCAACGGCAAAGGTTACGTTTTAGAGGACCTTAGCGGTAAATATTCGCCAACGGAATGGGCAACAGTTGCATTGCAAGCGTTTAAAAATTGGAATGCTGATTGCGTGGTTGCTGAAAAAAACCAAGGCGGTGACATGGTCGAAAACGTTTTGAGGTCGCAAAACACGACCGCAAGAATAAAACTTGTAACCGCAACAAAAGGGAAATTTGTAAGGGCAGAGCCAATTTATTCGCTTTATGAGCAACACAAAATTTTCCATGTTGGCAGTTTCCCATTGCTAGAAAACCAAATGATTACCTTTGAACCTGACAAAGGCAAATCCCCTGATCGGGTCGACGCAATGGTTTGGGGATTTACCGAATTAATGTTAACAAGCCAAGATTTTTGGCACGTTTAGAATATTGAATCATTTTTTTATTTTATTACCCTATTTTTACAAAAAAAGCAAACGGAATGAATTACATTGATAGAATTAAAGCAGCGCTAGGCTTTAACCAAAAAGATTCCACATATTTAAACGCGGTTTTCCCTTACTTGGGAAACAACGTGATTTGGACCGCACCAACAACGCAAAATTTTATCGAAAAAGGTCTTTACCTTAACTCTGACCTTTACGCAATTATCAACCTAATCATTAATAAAGTAAGCACGGCGCCAATTGTTGTTTATGAAGTAAAGGACCAAAAGGCATTGAATTACTATAAATCAATGTCTCGGAACTTTGACAACTCAGGCGCTAAATTCCAGGCCGAGCGACTTAAAACAAAGGCATTGGAAGAGGTGCATATTCCTGAACTTGAAAAGTTATTTAAAAAGCCAAACGAATTCCAAACTTGGGACAACCTTTTAAAGGAAATTGCGGCATTTCGTCTAATTACTGGCAACGCTTACATCTACGGCGCTAGACGTGGCGAGCAACCAAACGCTCCAATTATTGCGTTGTACTCTTTGCCAGCGCAATACATGGAAATTATAAGCGGTGGATTAAACCAACCGATTAAGGAATACCGATTAACCTATAACGGTTACGAGCGCATAAATGCCAATAACGTTGGTCACCTAAAAAACATTAATTTAAGTTATACCGCTGGAACCGCTAACCATCTTTATGGCGCCTCACCTTTGCGGTCCGCCGTTCGTGATTTAACCACCTCTAACGATGGCAAGCAAGCGCTTTTGTCTATGCTCCAAAACATGGGTGCGCGCGGTATTTTAACAGGAGACGGAACGGTAAACATTACACGCGAGCAAGCGCAAGGTCTTAAAGAAGATTACGCGGCAAATTACCAGGGCGCAAACAGAGCGGGCGACGTAATTATTACGCCAGCAAAATTGTCTTGGGTACAAATGGGAATGAACGCTGTTGATATGTCAATCATTGACACACAAAAAGTAATTTTACGCTCTTTATGTCGCGTTTACGGCGTCGATGCTAAGTTACTTGGCGATACTGAAGCCAGCACGTTTAACAATACAGAAACGGCTTACAGGGCTTTAATTAATAACGTTGTAAGACCTTTGCATATTGAAATAAGGGACGTGCTAAACAATTGGCTTTTGACATCATACGGTAACAAAAATCTTTTTTTGGATTTTGATTACATGGCTTATCCTGAAATGCAAGACGACATGGATAAGCTTGTAAATCAATTGTCCCAGGCTTGGTGGTTAACTCCAAACGAAAAGCGTGCAGCCATGAATTACGGACTTTATGAAAATATTTTGATGGAACAACCGTTTATCCCCCAGGGATTAATGACCTTGTCCGAGTTTTCCGAGCAACCTATTGACGACGTAGACAATTTGGGAGATTATGCCCAATCCAACTAAAAAAGATTTAGCGCTTGCAAAGCAATTGGATGCATTGCAAAGACGTTACGAAAAGCGCTACGAAAAGCAAATTTACACGGCTTTAAAAAAGCAAATGCAACCGTATTTGGATGCTATTAAACAGGCGGACGGAAATATTAACCGCTTTGATTTAATAACGCCAGCGCCTTTGGCTGACACCTTGGAAAACCTTTACGTTGTGGCTGGCACCGCTTACGCCGAGGCAATTTATAACGCAATCCAACCGCCAACAAAAGCAACTAAAGAAGTTTTACGCGCTGGCTGGCGTGACTTTATGCGTTTGTTTGCAGTTAGAAACTTGCCGCAAACGTTGATAAGCATTAACGAAACCAGCCAAAAGATAATTCGAGCCATTGTACTTGCTGGAATAAATGAAGGCCTTGGCGCCTTAGAAATAGCCACAAACATTCAACAAAGCATTTCTCTAATATTTAGAAATCGTGCAAAGTTGATTGCTAGGACTGAAATGGTAATAGCAACCAACAACGCGGCCATGCAATCAGCGGCAACCTCGGATTTTATGTATGAAAAGAAATGGATTCCAGCGACCGACACGCGCACGCGTCCTGATCATGCAGAAATGATGGCAAAACCTTGGATTCCATTCGACCAAAATTTTATTGTTGGCGGAAATGATATGAGACAACCAGGCGACGGCTCCCAAGGTGCTGGCGCTGACCAAATATGTAATTGTCGATGCAAGGTTGTTTTTAGAATAATGCGAGACGTTGACGGCTTATTAATTAGAAAATGATTGCTTACGTTATAAACTTGGACCATCGCAAAGACAAATGGCGTGCGTCAATGCAAGAATTGTCCCCGCATTTTAATTTGGAACGAGTAAGCGCAATTAAACACGAATGGGGCTGGCTTGGATTATGGCAAACTTTCAAAAAAATATTTCAAGAATGCAACGGCGACGTTTTAATATTTGAGGACGACGCAACGTTTAGAGGTTGGGCGACTAATTTACAAAACGCAATAAATGACTTGCCAGCCGACTGGGATATGTTAATGCTTGGGGCTAATATAAAAGATTCAAGAATTGACCGAATAAGTAAACAATTGGTTAGGACTTACGGCGCTTGGACAACGCACGCAATACTTTATTCGCATCGCTTTGCAAAGGAAATGGCAAAACTAGATTTAGACGTGCCAATTGACGAATATTTTAGGACAAAGGTCCATCCTAAAGGCAACTCTTATATTTGCGTGCCATTCCTATCTTTTCAAAGACCAAGTGAAAGCGACATTGAGGGTAGTTATAAAAATTATACAAGTATATTTGAAGAAAGCGAAAACAAAGCAATGCATTTTATTAATCAATAATTTTATTGGTTTGCTTTTTTTTTGTAGCCTTTTATTTTTACAAAAAAACCGACAATGATTTACAAGAATATAAGCCAGGGAATAATTGAAGACGTTGACGATGTTAAAGGCATCGTAACTGGTTATTTTTCTGCATTTAATAACATAGATTCCGACGGCGACGTTATCGTTTCAGGCGCTTACAAAAAGACAGTCGCCGAAAATGGACCAATGGGACGCAATAGAATTATGCACCTTTTGCAGCACAATCCTTTAATGCCATTGGGTAAGCCTACGGAATTAATGGAGGACGCAAAAGGATTGCGCTTTACCTCTAAGATTACCGAGACTAGTTATGGCAAAGACGTAATAAAACTTTATGCTGAGGGTGTTTTTAACGAGCATTCAGTTGGTTTTGAAATTATGAAGTCGGACAATAAAGCTGGTTACCGAGAAATTAGAGAAATTAAACTTTGGGAAGGTTCAACAGTTACATGGGGAGCAAATCCAAACACACCGATTGAGTCAATGAAATCATGGGACAAGCCAAAGACTGAGGAAATGATTGCAAAGTTTTGCGGCATTCTTAGAAATGGCAGCCTTACCGACGAGTCAATGATTCAAATTGAAATAGGATTAAAGCAAATTCAAGAACATTTAAAGGCATTGAACACTAAATCAGTTTTGGCCGTAGAATCCGACGAAAGTCAATTCACCACCGTACAAGACCCGAGTTTGTCAATGGCTTTGGAGTTCGAATATATACCAAAACTTAAAAAATTTATCTAAAACAAAATGGACGCAATTAAATCACAATTGGACTCTGTATTGGCTAAATTGGAATCAAACGAAGCTTTGATTTCCGACGTAAAGTCAATGAAAGAAGCGGGCGAAGAATTCAGAAAATCACTTTCTGCTGAAACCGCAAAATTAAATGAAAAAGCTGACGCCCTACAGGCTCAGTTGGACGGCGTAGATGCACGCACCCAGGCTGGTTTTTCTAAGGCTGCAAAAGGTTATTCTTTCTCTAGCGAACTAGAGAAAGCGTTTAACTCTGACGCATTCGGAAACTACAAAAGCGGAAACGCTAACAAAGTAAAGTTGGACCTTGAATTGAAAGGCGCTGACATGACAGTTGGAAACGCTTACACTGGCGAAGTTATCCCAGCGGATCGCGTTCCTGATCTTAAGTTTACTCCAAACAGAAAAGTAAACGTTCGTCAGTTGTTGCCAGTTGGACAGACTAGCTCTAACCTTATCCGTTTCGTGCGCGAGTCAGCTTACGACAACGCTGCGGCTCCAACCGCTCAGGGTTCCCCAAAGCCTCAATCCGATTTCGATTTGACTGCGGTAGATCGTAGCATTCGTACAATCCCTACTTTCATGAGATTGACAAAAGAAATGTTGGACGATACCCCAGGGCTTATCGCTTACCTTTCTAGCCGCGCTCCTAGCAAATTGTTGAACGTTGAAGATACCCAGCTTTTGTACGGAAGCGGTATTGGTCAGAACTTGAACGGTTTTGCAACTGACGGATCAGCTTGGACAACAGTTAAATTTGGCACACTAATTAACAGATTTGACGTTTTGGCTGCTGCGGTTGTTCAAACAACTAAAAACGAATACGCGCCAAACGCAATCATGATTAACCCATCTGACTATTTGCAGTTAGTATCTGTTAAAGAAAGCACTGGTGGTTACATTATCCCTTCTTATGTTACCATGTCAGCTGGTCAAATGTTTATCTTGGGCGTTCCAGTTTACGCAATCAATGGCGTTGTTGCTGGCGATTTCTTCGTTGGAGACTTTGCACTTGGTTCCCAGTTGTTCGTTCGTCAGGGCATCACGCTTGAATTCTTCGAGCAAGACGCTGATAACGTAACTAAGAACTTTGTAACCGTACGCGTTGAGGAAAGAATTGCATTGGCAGTTTATACAACTCAATCCATCGTTTACGGAACATTTGCAGCCGCTTTGGCTAACGGTTCCGCAGTATAAGTAAATAGGTGTTTAGTTTGATTAAGGCCCCGACAAATCGTCGGGGCTTTTTTTTATTTATCTATAAATCAATACCTTTAAACGAAATCAACAAATAAGCAAATGAATATCGTTTTTTTTGTACACGCATGGGCGGGAACCCATAACTCGGGGGCAGAGTGGACCGTTCAGCATTATGCAAAATTTTTCCACGAAAAAGGATGCAATATTGAAGTTATTTTACCCGAGGGTCAAATTTATCCCGACGGCGAAAAGTTTGCTTTTATAAAATTTATTACTGGCTATTATTCAAATGACTTTTTCCTAGCCTTACAAAATGCAAGCGTAATATTTACCCATTTAGACAATACAGGCGTTGCGATTAATTGGGCAAAACAATTTAAAAAGCAATTGATTTTTTTAAGCCACAACGATTCCGATTATAGAAACGTGCGATTTAAAGCGCAAAACATTCACGTTGTTTACAACAATAAAGCAAACGAAAAGAATTTACAAAACGGGCCTTACCCTAATCAGTCAATTGTTTGCAAGCCTCCAATATTTCCTGAGGACGTAAAATATAACCGTAAACATGGCCAATATATTACCCTAATCAATTGCAACGAAAATAAGGGCGGTCAAATATTAATTGAATTGGCAAAGCGATTGCCAAAGCGCAAATTTCTTGGCGTGCTTGGTAGTTACGGCGAGCAAATTATTGACGACACACTAAAAAATTTAAAGTATGTCGCACAAACGCCTGACGTGCATTTAATCTATGGCAAAACCAACATTGTTCTTGTACCATCATTTTACGAATCCTATGGACGTGTAGGTTTGGAGGCGGCGATTAATCGACTCCCAGTTATTTGCACCCCAACAGACGGATTAAAGGAATGTCTTGGCGCCGCTGGCCTTTACTTTGATCGCAACGACATTGACGGCATGGCTGCAAAAATTGAGGAATTAATGAGTGACGAAATACTTTACGATTTCCATCAAAACATAATGCGAAATCTTGCTGAGGAACGCCTTAAATACCAGGACCAAGAATTAGAAAGATTCTTTAATTTTATCGTTGACAAAGCAAAGAAACAATACAATGAGTGATTTATTATATACGCCAAGCAATTCGTCTTTTACAGGGTATTCCATACAGTTTGCAGACGTTGCGCCAGTTACCGAACCAATTACATTGGCAGAGGCTAAAGAATATGCAAGAATTGACGGAAACGCTGAGGACACTTTAATTACTAGCCTTATAAAAGTTGCGCGCCTACATTGTGAGTCGTATATGGGCAAAGCAATTATTCGCAAAACAGTTACAATTGAATCGTTTGGATTTCCTTATCAATGGCAAATTCCTTACGGTCCATTAATTGCGGCTGGCGATATTACTAAGGTCGTAACACTTGACCAAAACAATGCCGAGACGCCTTTAAATTATCAATTAAACGTTGGACTATTTCCAAAGATTAACATTATAGGAGGCGCACAATCTTATAAATTTAAAATGATTTATGTGGCTGGATTTACAACCGTTCCCGAAGACATAAAGCTTGCCGTTAAAATGATGGTAAACACCCTTTACGAACGCCGCGAAGATTTTAGCGATTTACAGGCCATTCCATCGCCTTTAGGAGTTAAGGCAATCTTGATGCCTTATAGAACTTATAACTGGTTTGGCGCGTGAGGACAAATAAGGAAATTAAAGCTGGCGATTTGCGAGAGCGGATTTCGTTTTACAATCCAAGCCTTTTTGGGGATGGATACGGTGGTTTTTATTCTCAGCAAACACTTAGTTACACTTGTTGGGCAAAGGTCACAAACCTAAGCGGTCAGCGTCAAAATAGCGAGGATCAAATGGTAATTAAAAACCAATGGGAGGTAATAATTAGGGACAATCCGCTGGTTACAATTACAAAGTCAATGAATATTAATTACGCTGGCAGAACGCTAGTAATTAGCGAAATAATTGACGTTTTAGAATACGATCGAATTATTAAATTTATTGCAATAGAAAGGGACTAAATGCTAAGTATTGAATTTAACCAGCAAAGCCTAAATGCCTTTTATAAGTATTTAAAAAACTTAGAAAGCCAGGTTTCTGATTATGTCCGAGCGGAAATAGAGGACTCAATGCTGGCTATTGAAAGCGAAGCGACAAACAATGTGCCTGTTGATACTGGCGCCCTAAAAAATAGCATTCAATCGATGCCGATAAAAGTTACTAAAAACGAAGTAACTGGCGGCGTTGAGGTTGGCGCAACTTACGCGCCTTACGTTGAATTTGGAACTGGGACAAAAGTAAAGGTGCCAAGTGAGTTAAACAACTTTGCCCAGCAATACAAAGGCGACGGAATTAAAGAAGTGAATTTGCCAGCAAGACCGTTTTTTTATCCTGAGGTTTTTAAGCAACGAACTGAATTGCCAAAAAATATTGAGCGCACTTTAAAAAAACTACTTGAATAATGAGAAATATAAAACTATTTGTGCGCAAGGCTTATTGGACCGCTTTAAATAATACAATTACCTATAAAGGCGGACAAATTCCATGTTACGATACTTTTGCACCTGACGAGGCTGCATTTCCATACATTTTAATTGGAAATCAAACGCAACAAGACGACAAAGACAACCAGGAATATAATTACATTACAACGATAACATTGGACGTTGTAACGGCTGGAATTGCACCGTATGGACGTATTGACGCCGACACAATAGCCGATTTAATTTTGCAAATAGTTTGTCTTTACCCTGAAAATTATTTAGCGCTCCAGGTTGGCAAAATTGTAACTGCAAAATTAATTCAACAGACTAGCCTTTCAAGTATTACGGACACAAACATTGTGCATCGTGAAATTTTGACGATTGAAAATTGGATTGATGGGTAAGGTTAACGGCTCTGCTTTATTTGTAACGGTTGGATTGGACAGAGTTGCCAAGTCAACTGCTTACGAGTTGTCCGCTGAAATGGGACAACTTGACAAGACAAGCAACGAGTC